TCTCAACAAATTCAACACGGATATACACGTCATGCCCTTTGGTAATTATTTCGTTGCCTTCTCTGAACATGTCATATGTATCTGGGAAAAGTTCAAGTTTTTGTTGTATTTTCTTAATTTCTATTATTTTCATATATTCCCTTTATTTTTTTAATAGTGTTTGTTTTTAATTATTTACTTTACTTTCTCCTGTAGTTATCTTATTTCAACCGTGGCATACCATCCAATATTAAACTCCTCACCGCAATATTGACATTCAAAATCTGTTGAATCACAGCAATCTGTCGGAAGGTCTTCACCTTCAACGTTGAGATTTTTTTTACATTTTGGGCAATCTATATCCATCACTTCCTCCTGTATGAATTAAATTTTTGTATTATCAGCTATTTTTTTCAAAACATTATCCATTTTTACATTTTGCGAAATCAAAGGAACATTCTGAGATTTCTTTTCAAGAATCTGTTTGCATTTTTCTGGATTACCTATCATTTTTACAGAAGAGATCTGCTTTATTCCATTACTATCATTTGAAATTGAAGAAATTCCATAAAGAGATCCGTAATGTTTCCGGTTTTGATTTGAGAATGCTTTATAAGCTTTTTTGAAATCATTCATTTTGAAAACAATATCCTTGCTATCACCTTCACAAAATTTAGGCCATCCACCGTAATATTGTTTTATTACTTCCTGGGTAACTGGATCGTCAAAAACGACTGATTGATAAGGGCCTACTCTTCTTATAGCTTCGAATGCTTGAGCGGCTTGAATTTCTGAGTTGTCAACAGAGCTGCCCTCGATTAATTCAATAAGCTCAACGGGCTTTGGAAACCATTTGAAAGAAACAACAGCTTTATTAATCACATTTTTTACAATACTGATATCAAATCTGTTTAATGCTGTGTGGTAAGTTTTAATAAGATGTTCGTTAGATTCTTTTCCAAGTGTATAACAAAGACCACTAAGCAGATCTAAAAACTCTTTTCTTTCTATCTTATCACTCCAATCCATAATTAATCCTCCATCATAATTTTATCATGAACTTTATTTATATTATCGAGCAACTTGTCGCCAGTGCCACCAGAATCTCTCTTGAAACTATTTGCTATTTTTTGAAACTTGGTTGTGCCGTTTTTAGACTTTCTTAATGAAGCTAATGACAACACATTACCTGACCAAAAATCATCTTTAACAGCCCATTTAAGAATGTTTATAATAAAATCTAAAGTAAAGTTATCAAGTCTTATTAATTTATCTACGGAATCACATCCGTTTTTGATTAAAGAATCTGTTATCTTTGGAGCAAGATTATTTTTTTCTGATTTTATATAATTTTGGAAGTCTGTAACGAAATTAAGAATATCCAACGGGTATTCTTTATTTACATTCTTTTCTTCTTTACGTTCTTTACGTTCTTGTTTCTTGTCGGACATGTCTGGGGTTTGTGTAGGGTCGCCATTGGTCTGTTCGTCGGTCTGTTCATTGGTCTGTGTGTAGTTAGTTATTGTTTGGAATTTATCATAATTACAGATAGTTATCATGACTCCTTGTCGGTGCTTATGTGTGGTCACCATAAGTTCGTTCCTGAGGTACTTCATAGTGGCTTTCATTTGGCTTGTGCTGTATTTAGTAACTTTAAACCCAACATGCCACGATAAACCCTCTATAATATGCCTATAACGACAAAACAATTGACCGCGCATTACAGCAAAGCCTCCTTTCGTCTTTCCGTCTTTATGATTTGCATTTAATAATAACCAATTCCAAGTCTCTCTTGTGCATGGTGGAGCAGTTGATATTTTTGAATTTTCAATAGCTCTTGCTTTTATTATAAACCCACCTGGGATGTAATTATCATCCATAGTTAACCCTGTTCTTTTTTGTATATTGGACAATTTTTATCATGATATTTTGGATCTTGCGTTTTTGTCATGCAGGTACATTTTGGAAATGGAATCATAACGTTGACTATTTCATATGCAAATTTTTTATCTGGAAATTCTTTTAAGGAGTCAAGGAATATTTTCCGTTGTTTTCTTAATTTTTTAAGGTGGCCTTCGTGTCTTCCTATTGAAGTCAAGAGACTGTTACATTTATTTCTAATAGCCTCTTCGATAGAAGTGCAGCACTCATCTTTATCCACATAATAAGAATTATTTGAAACCCTTCCTGAAAAATATAAACCAATATTTACCTTATATTTTTTAGGGCATACTTTTTCAATTGGAATTTTAATAAATTCACCTTGGTCAATATCCCACTTAAAAATAAACATTTATTTTTTATCCTTTTCAATATCCAATTTTCTATTTATTTTAATTAGGTCGCATTTTGGGCAGTTGGGTTGATCTATTGTGGACGGCCATGAAACATCACATGTGTAGCAGTGATTAATTTCACCCTCATTGGGTATTCTCTCAAGGTCAATCAGATACTGGTTATATACCTCTTCTTCTTTTTTGTTCTTAGCAACACAACAAAGAATTAATCGCTCAGACATTGCAGAATCACACCCATTATGCAATATTTGAAGTTCCTTAATTCTGTAATCAATCCAATCAATATCGTCAGTATAACGTTCAACATCAACACAAAGTGAATTATCTCTTTTCATTTCTTTTCCTCCCGTTTAATGTCCCATTTTCTATTTATTTTAATGCATCTGTGGCAGTTCTCTGAGTCTCATATCCATATCAAACACATGTTTATCTGACACCTTCAATTCTTCTTTGCAATCTAAACAAACCTTATTCCCTTGACTGTACACTATTTCGCTATACGTCTCTTTAATTTCGCCACATCGAGTGCAAGTTAAGTCTGATTTTATTACGCTTAATATATCCATATTCTCGTTTATTCACCTTCCATTAAATCCAGCAATAAATTGCTTAAATAGGTATCAAACAAACACCTATTAGATCCAGAAGGCTCAGACCTTCCACTCTCCCATGTTATATACGTTGATGGCTTTACACCAATATCATTTGCCATTTCGATCTGTGTCATTTTCTTATTTTCTCTTAATTTCTTAATCTGTTTCGGTGTCAATTTTGCTTCTCCTTGTTTAATTATTATAGTAGCTGTAGTAGTAACTTTAAAAAATAAATATGTCAATTGTTTTTATTTATATGTTCCCGAAATCTGTTTCGGGGACATGGTTTAATTTATTATTATTGTTTGATTTATAGTTCATTTTATTCCTTTCAAAATATGTGCAATTACGTCTATTGTAAATCCGTTTCCTATCATTTTGTAGCGTTGCGAATTGCTTACATGAATGGTATAGTTGTCTGGTATTGTTTGGAGGCGTTCACATTCTAAAACAGTTAATTTTCTACAATGGTTTTTATCAACAGGATACCATTCATGCCTGTCGTAAGAACCCCTACCACCAGAACGGACACATTTAGATTTTTCCCGTATACATCCAAGATAAACCTTAACTTTTGATGATGCTCCTTGTGATGGCAAGCATCCATGCTTATTTTTTGGGAAAAATGCTCTTTGGTCTTGGCTGTTGTGTCCTTTATTTTTTATATCATATTGAACATAATTTTTTTTGAAAACTGGTGAAAACGAAGATATGTCAAAAATAACTACGTTATCTTTCTGGACAGTTGTCAAGCAACCACATTTATTATCGAATCTTGGCTCAATGCGTTGCTCTGGCTTTATATTTTTGTTATAATCGTCCCTTTTTCCAGTTATAAGGCTTATTCTTCGACCAACGATTCTCCCAATATTGTTTAAATTATCTTCTAATATATCCTTTAGTAATATATTTTTATCTTCTGGTTGTTTTATCCCCGGAATATTTGTCCAGTACAATCTTTTTCTATTTTGTGCAGAAACAAGAGCTGAATTTATTTCAATTGGCTCAACCCCCACAAGTTTTGAAATAATATCTTGGTATTCTTTTTTCATTTTCACATTTTCAAGTATAAAATACTTAGGATCAAGTTCTTTTAATAATCTCACAAATTCAAAAAAAAGCTTTGATCTTTCGTCTTCAAAATTTAACTGTTTTCCGGCAAAAGAAAAACCTTGACACGGAGAACCACCAACTAATAAATCTATATCTGGAACATTAAAAATATTTACTTTTTTTATATCTCCAAGTTGAATCGTCTCTGGATAATTAGCCTGGGTAACTTTGATTGCATATTTATCAATCTCAGATGCAAAATATTTTTCATATTTTATGCCGGCCCTGTTAAGTGCTATTTGGGCACCGGATAGTCCATCGAATAAACTTAATACGTTCACTTTTCCCTCCGGATCTTCTTAAAATCTTCATCCATCTTTTTTAATGTATTTATTACAAAATCAATAAATCTATCTGAAAAATGTGAGATTAAAACCGCGATGAAAACTAATGTTATACATGTTATTTTTCCTTCCATTGCTTAATCTCCAATTTAATTAATATTATTTATCATTTGCACATTATCTCTTTCGCTTCTCAACAATGTATCGCTCATGCTCAGCGGCCAAATCTTGATATTTCACAACAGGGCAATTGGTTGAATGATCAATCTTTTTATTATTAGTCGAGTATGCGCTGCAAAATATACAAAAGTAAACGCCACCACTACTCTTTAACGTAAAAAAACCAGGTTCCGTAAAAGACTCATTACACAGCTTAAGAAGGTCATTTACAATATTGCCATTAACAAGACCTGCCCTAATCATATATTCTTCCATCATTGACTCCGTTTTAATTAAATAATACCAACAGTATCATGAAATTCTTTTATCCTATCCGAATCAAAATAACTGTAATCATCAACACTATTAACGCTAAAATTAAATTCCTCCAACCCACTCGTGCTTATCGCCTCCATTGAATAATTATCATGTGCCGGGCTATATCTAAGCATAAAATGTATATCTTGCAATTCATAAAGTTCAAAATATTCAACGTCAGAATTGTTTGACCAGAATTTCATAATTACTTCCATTTTTGGCTTTTTATTAATTCTTCTTTATTCATTTTATAGCCTTTTAAAATTAATATTAAAACAACCCTAAATCTATTTATTTATTTTGTCAACCGTTTTTATTTATTTTTCCACTTGACTTTGGATTAATTATGAATTACTTTATATTTGAAAATAATATTAATTAACAAGGAGAAAAGATGAAACCAACAAAAATTCAGATTGAAGGAATTTCACAAAGTATTCAGGATATTATTGAAAAAGCAGCTACTAAGATTGGATTAAAAAAGAATGCTTTTATTATTATGGCTGCCACTAAAGAAGCAAATAAAATTATAAAGGATGGTGAATAAAATGGAAGATTATCAACCATACGGCGCAGAGTGGAAAAAAGAAATGATGAAATTTCCAAAGAAAGTTCTTATTGAAATGTTAAAAAAAGCTCTTGAGAAAAGGGCAGTAAACAAATGATAAAATCAACTAAATTCCGTAAAGATCTTAAAATTATGAGGAGCTGTGATGAAGTGTAAATACTGCAACGGACAAATAAACCAAAAACCCAAAAACCCCATCAAAGAAGCATTAAATAAACGATTTAAAATTTAAGGAGAAATAAAATAAGATGAAACAATTAACAATTCAAAAATTAAAGATTAAAAACTTCAAGGGCATTAAGGATTTTGAGATTGCCCCTGCCGGAAAAGATTTATCAGTTTTCGGAGACAATGGAACGGGAAAGACAACAATTGCAGATGCTTTTTACTGGCTTCTTTTTAATAAGGATAGCTCAGATAAGGCGAACTTTCTTTTAAAACCTCATGATAAAGATAACAACGAAATTCACAATCTTGAAACTGAGGTTGAAGTATTCCTTGAATTTTCAGGGGAAACTATAATTTTAAAAAAGGTTTTTCAGGAAAAATGGACTAAAAAAAGAGGAACCGCAATAAAAGAACACACCGGACACACAACACAGCATTTTATCAATAATGTTCCTGAAAATGAAAGGACTTACAAAACACAAGTATCTGAATTAATAGATACAAATATCTTTAAAATGGTCACAAACCCCATGGAGTTTAATAAAATTCACTGGGAAGACCGCAGGAAAATTCTTTTTGACATTTCCGGCGGAAGTATATCAGATGAAAATGTTGTTGAAGAACTATTCCCATCTGTAGCTGATAAAGATAAATTAAGCATACTTGTTAATATTTTAAACGGATCATCTGTTGAAGATCATAAAAAAATAATCTCTGCAAAGAAAGCAAAAATCAACAAAGAGATTGAGAAAATTCCTACCAGAATTGACGAGGTTACAGTCTCAATGAAAGAGCTTGAGCCTGTTGATAAGTCAGAAAAAGAACGTGTTGAAAGAGTTATATCAGTTGAGAGTGAAAAGCTTTCAAAGCTAAAATCAAATGAGGCAATCAGTGAAAAAAGAGTTGAAATCAACAATATTGATTCTGAGATAATCAAGGTTAAGAATGATTTTAGCAGTAATAAGGTTGATAAAACCATTCCCTTGAAAGAAGAAATACAACAACTTGAATTTAATAAGAATAAAGTAAAGAGAAAGATTGATGATTCAAAAGAAGATTTAGCAAGCTTCTCTTATAAAAAATTGAACCTTGAAAAGGAAATGGATGAACTCAGGAAAAAATGGAAACGTGAAGATGGTAAGACACAAAAACTAAAAACTCATTGCCCTACATGCAACCAAGAGCTTCCCGATGATGAAATTGAAGAGGCTTTAAAAAAATTCAATAATCAAAAATCCGAGGCCTTAAAAACAATTACAGATGAAGGTCAAAAATTAAGCAAAAGAGTTGATGAAATTAATGATAACACAAAAAAAATAAATGACGAATTGAAGCCGTTAAAAATTCAGTTAAAAGAAAAAATAAAGGTTCTCGATAAGAAAAATAAAACCCTTGTCAATGTCCCTGCTGATAAATCAAAGCCTGATACAATTGATCTTGAAAAACAAAAAGAAAAACTCTTCTCTGAAATTAAGGATCTTGAAGAAGATTCAAGTTCAGAAGAGAATAAAATTTCTGAGAAAATCGAAGATCTTAAAAAAGAACTGTCTAAAATTGAAACTCTTGAACTTGAGCATGAAGCAAAAAAAACCTCTGTAAAAAGAATATCAGAACTTGAAGCCCAGGAAAAAACCCTTGCCGATGAATATGAAAAACTTGAATCAGAAATCTTCTTGATTGAAAATTTTATTGTTAAAAAGGTTGAAATGCTTGAGGATAATATTAATAGTAAGTTTAAACTTGCAAGATTTAAGCTATTCAAGAAACAGATCAATGGTGGAATCGACGATTGCTGTGAAACTCTGCATAAGGGAATACAATTCAACCATGGGCTTAACTCTGCTGCACGAATAAACGTAGGACTTGATATCATTTCAACTCTTTCAGAATTTTATGGTTTCAGTGCGCCTGTGTTCATAGACAACAGCGAATCTGTTAATGAAATTAATCATATTGATACTCAAATTATTTGCTTGGCTGTTTCGGGTGATAAAGAATTAACAATTAAATAAAAGGATCTAAATAAAATGACAAAAAACCTACCAGTAACAATGCAAAAAACATTACGGGATCAAGGCATAATTAAAAGAATAAATGAAAGGCTCGGCGAAAAGGCCGGAACTTTTATGACTTCTATTCTTGATTTATGTGGAGACGATAGTAATCTTATTGAGTGCGATAATAATCTTGTCATAAAAGAAGCTTTAAAGGCTGCCGCCCTTGATTTGCCAGTAAACAAGAACCTTGGTTTTGCTTATGTAATTCCATATAAAGAAAGAGGGGTTATGAAGCCTCATTTTCAAATGGGATATAAAGGATATATACAACTTGCGATAAGGACAGGACAGTATAAATACCTTAACGCAGGGATGGTTTACGAAGGTGAGATAATTGTTGAAGATCGCATCAAGGGAACTCTGGAAATATCTGGGGAAAAAACATCTGATAAAGTTATCGGCTATTTTTGCTACATGCAGCTCTTAAACGGTTTTGAAAAAGCAATAATATGGACTAAAGAAAAGGTTGAAGAACATGCAAAGACTTACTCAAAGAGCTATAATTCAAGTTCCTCGCCTTGGAAAAAAAGCCCACACCCTATGGCCTTAAAAACAATGATACTTCAACTTATTCCAAAATACGGTATCATGACAATTGAAATGTCGACAGCTATGAATCAGGACATGGCAGACTTTAAAGGCTTTGGAGGTTCCGTTCAAGAAGAAATCAACGACAATGCAAATAGTGAAGTAATTGACATTGAACCATTAACAGACAAAGACAAAGAAGAAATTAAAAAGAAAGAAGTTGAAGAGGCTCAAAAGGCTGAAATGGGTTTTTGATGATTGAAATAAAAACATTTGCTTCCGGGTCTTCCGGGAATTTATACAAAATAACAGATGGTGAGACTATTTTAATGATTGAGACAGGTCTCACCATTAAAAAAATCAAAGAGGCATTTGACTTTAAATTGTCAGATGTCTCTGGCTGTTTAATTTCCCATGAACATTCTGATCATTCAAAAGGTATTAAGGGAATGATAAAAGCCGGAATTAATTGCTATATGAGTGAAGGAACAAAAGAGGCTCTGAATGTATCGGGTCACAGAGTAAAGTCCGTAAAATCAAAGGAATTGTTTGAAATTGGAACATTTAAAATATTGCCTTTTGATACACAGCATGATTGTTCTGAGCCATATGGTTTTTTAATTCAGTCCGGTGACGAAAAATTATTATTCGCAACTGACACATTCTATTTAAAATATAAATTTTCTGGGCTAAACTACATAATGATCGAATGTAATTATTCCAAAAAAATACTTGAGGAAAGTATTAAATCAGGACTAACACCAGCAGCTTTAAAAAACAGAATCACAAAAAGCCATTTTGAGCTTGAAAATGTAAAAGAATTCTTCCGGCAAAATGATTTATCAAACGTTAAGGAAATTCATCTGTTACATATATCTTCAAATAATGGACATGATGAATTTTTTAAAAATGAGATTCAGGAATTTACCGGAAAGCCTGTTTGTGTAAAAAAATAATTATAAAACACCTGGGGCTTAAACGCCCCTTTTAAATTTATGGGAGGTTGTTTTATTTCAGATTGCTCAGGATTTGGAGAACAGCAGCTTGCATCTGTGCAGGAAGATCGTATTGAAATCATCGGAAATATCCATCAACAGAAAAACAAATAATAATTTAGATGCTTGACTTATTTTACCCAGGGAAACTATTCTGTTGACAATATTCACTTTATATTTTATATATTGTATATAATTAATCAAAATAAGGAATTATTTATGAATTTAGTGAATATTGAAAAAAACTCAGCGTCAACTACTTCAAATATAATTGCAGAACATTTCGGGAAAACCCATAAACACGTTCTTGATTCTATTGATAATTTAATCAGAGATCTCACGGCCGAAAATTACGCCGTGAAAGATTATTTTAAAGAAAGTGATTGGATTAATGACAGGAATAGAAAATATAGAATGTATAAAATTTCCCGTGATGGTTTTTCGCTTTTAGGAATGGGATTTACTGGCAAAAAAGCCCTAAAATTTAAAACAGATTTCATAAAAGCTTTCAAATTAATGGAATCAAGATTAAAAGAATCTGCTCATAATAGAAGTGTTGGCGTTGAGGTTAGAAAAGTTCTCACCGATACAATTGAAGATTCAGGCGAAAATAAAAGAATGCATGGGCACGGATTTTCAACATACACAAAGCTTGCTTACAAATTAGCCGGTATTAAATATATAAAGCCACCAAAAGGAATTAAGTTCAGAGACCAATTAAATACATTTGATCTTGACCGTGTAAAGAGTATTGAGTCGATTATGAAAGAATTAATAAATTCAGGGAAAATTTACAACGAAATAAAAGAAGACTTAAATAATATTTTTGGTCAAAAACTTTTATCATAAGGAGCATGTAGAGTGATGAATATTGAGATTATAACGATATATTTCGGAATATTTTCTGTTGTTGTAACATTTTGCTGCGCTGTTTATTATATAAAAAAAGAACATGGGGATTTCTTCAAAAATATAATAAAAGCATCCAAGGAATTTTTCACAATAGAGACATGTTATCTTTGTGGCGAAATTATATCAGAGGAGGATTTAAATATTTCTGTTAATTACTTTACTGGGGAAGAAGTATTTCTGTGTGGAAGCTGTAATTTAAGAGTTGATAATATATTTATAAAATAAGGGAGTGTCTGAATAATGAGTGAAAAAATATTAAAAGCAATGTTTGAAGCAAATGAACAATTTTTGAAAGATGATTTTGAGGCATTCATGGTTGAAAATAATCCTCATATTTATATTGATTATGGCGTTGAGTCAATTTCAATTATGTTTGAATGTTATAGAGCTGGGCGATATCACAAAAAAGATAATGGTGCATAAAACATGCACTCTAAAAAAGTATTAAGATATTATTGCGATCATTGCGGAAAAGGGTTTTGGAGAAAACCATTATCCTTAGAGCATGAAAAAATATGTTATTACAACCCAGAAAATGAATGTTGTGGAAGTTGTGACCATTTCGAAGATTGGCACTGCTTACATTTTGATAAAAGCCTTCGAGTAAATTTAGCACAAATACCAGAAGGTGAAGAATATCTTAACTATATGTTATTCCAAAAACATTGTGGATCTTGGAAGCCTCAAGGGTCACGGGACACATATTAAAAAACCCTAAGTAAATAAAGGAGTGGATTGAATAATGGAAAAGAAGCCAAAACACAAAGACATAGAAAAGTATGGCTATATGCTTAATTACAGCCCATCAGAAAATAACTGGTATGCATCTATGGAAACTGACAAAAGTGACGCTTGGTACAAGTGGATTGAAGCAGAGCAAAAGTTTGATTTGATAGTATCATACCATGTGCCAAACGATATAATTCTAAATGCGCCCTATTTAAAAGGAGCATCTTAAATGAACAACCCAACACTAATAAACATACACGAGCTATACGTTCCAGAGCTAAAAGACCAAAAAAAATATGATTTCGAAACCGTAGACGCTGTGTGTGAATTCTTCAACTGCAACGAAAAATGTGAAATTTGTATTTATTTTTCTCTTGAAAATAACAAGGAATTTTTGGAAAGAATTGTCAGAAAAAACATAATAACGGATTAAAAAAATGGTTAGCATGAAAGCAAAACTATTAAACTACGTCGAACATCACCTGCATGACGCACCAACATATAAACAGGGCTTGAAAATAGCGAGTGAAATATACGGAATAGTCAGCCCTGAATATTGTACGAGGAGCTCCGCAGATATGCAGATATGTTTTAAATATAGTGGCCGAAAAAGGTCATACTACTTTAGAACTAAAAAAGAATGCCATAAATGTGATAATGAGTATGATCTTAATGACAGTAATTGTATAAGATGCTTGATGGGAATTAAGGATTAAAAATGGCAAAAGAACCCTTACTTGTACACAGAATTAATAAATCAATAATTGGTTTCACTGAAAAAGATCAAGATTTATTAATGTCTGTCAAAGAAAATGTTCCTTTTGAGATTCAGACAAAAGGGATTAAAAATAAAATAGGTGCTTCACATATGCGTTTATATTGGGCTTGCTGCACATTTATGGTCAACCAGCTATGCGACAAAGACCTGGATAACAAATATAAAATAGACACGGCTTTAAGACACGAATTGAAATTCTATGATTTAGATAAATGTGTGATTAAATTTGAAAACGAAGTTGCTGTTCTTGTTATAATGGTTTTAATGTCTATTTCTATGAAAAATATAAATGCTATTTTAAAAAAAGATTATTTCAATAAAGCAATAAAGAAAATGGCTGAAATGTTAGGTAATGAGGTTGATACGTTTGTTAAAGAGGTTCAATCACAAATGCTTGACAAGCACGGGAAATATTCAAACAAGGAGTCTAAATAAAATGTGTGATTGCATAAAAGAAATTGAAAAAAAATTACATGAAAACTGTTTAAAACATAAGTACAGAAAACCATTTGAAAAGGTTAAAATCGAACAAAGGTTTGTTATAAATAAAAAAGATGGCAGCTTGGGCCAAAGAATGTTCACAAAAGCTCTTATAACCCTTAATGGTCAAAATAAAAAATTAGAAGAAATAATTCTTCATTCCTATTGTCCGTTTTGTGGTGAGGAAATATGAAAGTTAAAACTTATTTCAAAGAAAAGCCAGAGCGAAACGAGAAATATCTTAAGTTCATCCGGTCTAAAAGATGTTTAAAGTGTTGTGCAAGTATTAATATTTCAGCCCATCATGAGCAAAAAAAAGGTCACGGAGGGATAGCAACCAAATGTAGCGATAAAAGAACACTACCTCTATGTGCTGACTGCCATGTTTTATTGCCTAAATCAAGGCATCGAACATCAAGGGAAGAATTTTGGGGGAAATTTTTGGGTGAAAAAATAGACATTGAGGCTAAAATAAAAGAATTTAATGCAGAGTGGGAAAATGTGTGATTATGTTTTATATTGTTTCTACAGGAATGCCAGAATGGGAGTTTGAAAATATATCAATAAAGTATGACATAGACTATTTCAATGATGCCAGGATTAGATTTAATTCTTTGGCAAAATTAGAAATAAAATCTATGTCAAAGGTAAAATTCAGAACGCAATGTCTAAAGGCCAGGGATAGACTTTTTAGAAATAATTATAACCGGAAGGGGAGGATTTGAGTTTGATTAGTTATTTAGGAATTACCCCATTTATCCCGAAAAAAGGATTTGAACAAATGGTGATTTGGGATATGTAATTATAAAAGACTACTTAATTGCATCCTTTTTATTATAAAATTTTTATTGTAAAAACACCATCTTTTATCTTCCTGATCTGCCCAATAATTATTTTTAATTGCCCAAATGTTATATCTGTTTTTGATATTGTCATTCCTTTTATTTTTCCATTATCATCAACAGGAATCACATAATCACCAACATTTCCAGAATCTATATTTATAGGAACTTTACCACTATATGCAATTCTATCAACCCTCTGCCTTGATTCTTCAAGCTTTGTTAAATATTTATTAAGTTCAATTTCATATTCAGAAACCCTCTTTTTATAATCTTCTTCAGATTCTTCTTTTCCAATAATTATAGTGTCATATTCTCCTGCGACTTTAGGTTTGTTAATTATTGTGGTATCATCTTTACCAAATATAGGTAATACACTTTCTTTAATAAGGACTCTTTCGATATCTGCTGGTATTTTAATAGGTACTTCAGGGACTGAACTACTCCCCCACACATCATCGCCAACAATACATGGGTTTGTTGACTTTACGCCAAATGAAATAGATTCAGAAAATTTATCAGTAAGAAAACCATCTTTATCAAAACCACAGATATCACCCTTTTTTATCTCACCACATAATATACTTTTCGTTTCATATTCAGCATAATCGGCTCCTCCACTATTAAGTGTTCCTGATAAGCTTGCACTTCTACCTGTTCCAACGTTTTTTCCAACTTTCAAGGCGGTATTAGCTGCGTTATATGATTCGTCATCAACCGCATGCACAAGTAAACTGGTAAGCCCAGAGGCGTTGCTACTCTTAATTCTTGCCATTATGGAATTAATTGCAACACTTTTTGACATATCTAAGGAATATGTTGGAACCCCTGGCCCAATACCAAGAAAACCACCTGGAAGGTAAACATAACTTGTATCTCTATCAATTGTTAATCTATCACTTAAAACAGTTGCACCTATTTTTATATGAAATTTATTTGTAGCCCCATCATAATGCACGTAGGCCCCGTTTTTAGTTGCCGTTGAGCCAGGGCCTTCAGTTAAAAAAATACCTGCGTTGCTAGGACTACTGTTGGTATTTATTATCAAATTCGTTTCGCCGCTGTTCTGTAAATGCAATTTTGCCATTGCGGATGGTGCACCCATAGATGTGTTGCCATTATTATCAACACTAACAACAGGATCAAGTGTACCATCAGGCGAAACTATTTTTGAATGCTTATGTATATCGACAACAGAATCATCAGTAAGCGAATTTAATTCTGATCCTGTGGCTGCCGTGTCACTGTGACTTGCTATCGTGTGAGATTCTGCGTGTCTTGCTGCTGTATTTGCCTGAATTTCTGCATTTGATAGTGTACCTCCGACGCTTGAATCTCCTGTGGAATGAACCTCAGAGGCCGTGAATACGTCTGTTGTGTCTATTGTGTCTTCACCTAAAGTCAAGTGGTTCAAGAATTCATTTATACCTGAAACGTCACCTACTGTTATTGAATCGAGTCCGGTTCCTTCGGCATCAACAACAGGAATTGAACCAGGTTCAGAGGGAAACACAAAGTCTATATCTTCAACTGAGCCACCTTCCCACACTTCAGAGCTAACCTTCACAGACCTCTCTATTAATTCAGCTTGATCCTGGTTCTGCTTTGTAAGTTTATCCAAGGCAGCTTCTATATTTTTTGAAGAAAAATCACCTTTTTGTGGTAAACTAAGACCTTGGGTGAGAGCAACGTCTCTTTCTAATAACAAATCAAAATCACTCGTTATTGAAGAAACTAATGTCACGGCATTAGCTCCTCCAACTGGCAAGGCAACAGTATAATCGGTCGTCAAAACCAAAACCTCTGTAACACCTGACGAATTATTTATTTTTGTGACAACAACTTCATTTTGAGTACTAATATCCCATGTTATAGGGAATGGCCCTGTTGTCCCCGATCCTGTATACTGATTTGGTCTATAATTAGTTGATGATACTGTCATTTTATACCCTTAATTTTGGAGTTTGTCGAACCAGTTGCGCCCACCAAATTCTTTATTGTATCTTTTTTCACGCCTTTTTCTTGCACCCGGAGAAACTGCATCTTGAACATGATTCATTATTGTATAATCCAAAACACTCTTTGACCACCACATATTTATGAAAGGTGTGTGGTTCTTGGCCTTATAAATTAAATCAGCAGCCTTTGCATCGCCTCTGTACATGTCTTGAAATAATTCTACAGCTTCGGCAACGGAACCAACAACAGGCCCGGCCAATGAGTCAATAAGCCCACCACCAAATCTATTATGTTTTGCAAGAAGAAAATCACCATAAAAAGCAGCTCCTCCACCTTGCAGTGCTGCTTTTAACCATGTTTCTGGCTTGTTTGGGTCTCTTGGAGTGTTACCTTTTGCAATGTCCTTCAGTGTCATGGCTGCATAGCCGAAAACCAGAGAGTTGGCTATAAAAAAAGCTAACCCGGCTTTATCCGATTGATTTACACCTTTATTGTTCCATCTTTGAGCCTTCAAAAATCTTTGTTGAAATGTCCATGGAAAAGCTTTGAATTGTGCCATGCTTCTTAATAATTCACCCTTTGCGGTTCCTGGCTTTGTGCCTTGTAATAATGCAGCCCTTGTTCTATCATCAGAGGCTATAATGCTTGTATCAACTTCATCAGCTACAAATGCAAAGTATTTTCTCTGTAAATCTTTTTTTGATTGTTCAATAATAGCTTTTCTGTCAATATCAATGCCTGACTCTAAATCGTCTATTATTTTTTGTATTTCTTCTATTTTGAATTTATGTTCTACTTTACCGGTTCTTAATAATTTATTTTTACTTGACTGAATAGAATTTCTTAATTTACCAATCTCTTCTTTCCTTGACTTACTAAAAAGAGCTAATCTATCTTTTGCAATAGTTTTTCTAACAATTTTGTCGTCAACGTTTAATATTTCTTCCGGCAATAAGAATTCTTTTTTTGAAAGTCTTTTTGTGGATCTTCTGAGAACAGACCAATCGTTTTCGTCTATTCCGTGCAAATCGAAGACATTTTTCATTTGTCCTAAATCTTTAAATGATCTTCTTTTTAGATATGCTAATCTTCCTGAAAGTTGGTGGCTTGCTCCCATTTGTCCAACTTCTGTTATTGCATTTAACCCTGACATTTTAAAAAATACGTCCATAGATGAAGACATTAACCCTGGTTGCCCCGCATCAGGGTCGAATCTACTCATGACTGAGGTAATCATTCCGTCATAACCGTAGCCTAATGCATTAGCTACCTCTTTAATTTCCTTATCACCAAGACCAATAGTGTATTGCCTGAACGCATCTCTCCAAGCCTCAAACATGTTTTGTCCACGAAAACGAATATTCATTGCATTGATATACACATCAGCAGTTGCGCTTAATGTTGCAAATCCTAATTTTGTTATACTCTCCCATGCTCTTAAGCCACTTCCTATAGATGCTGCGGTTAAGTTGATAGGATTAAGAGTTTCACCACTTGCCTCTGCAAATGATATCCCAACAGTTCCCTCTCTTTTGTCAAAATCGCCTGCAATTTGGTCTAAAAGTGATATATTATTAGGACTATTTTTTAGCTGTAATCTCTGCTCGCTTAGGATTTTTTTTACCATAAATTCAGGATTAGTGCCAAGCCTGTTTAGCAATGCAAAGTTTCTACTTGACCTATTCATATGTGTTACTAATGATTCAAAAATTGTACCTCTTCCATATTTATTATTATAAGCGATAACTGAATCTGCATCTTTATATTGGAAAACTCTATTTTTTGAAATCTTGGTTGCTAAATTTGATGGTGCTGAAAAGCTTGGAATCTCTTTTACATTTGAAACTCCTGTGACAATTGTTTCATATACTTCTTCTAAAACTTTTCGTGATTCAGCATCCGACAAACCAGGGAATGTTTCTTTGAGATCTAAATATCCCATTTGATCTTCTACCCATACAGGTTTTTTTGCTTTGTGCATTTTAAATCTGTCATGGCTTTGAGGTGTCCATCCCTCAATTTTTCCTATACCCGCACCCTCTTTATTTAGAGCTTCTCTGACTATCTCTGAATATTTTGATATTATTTTACCCATGGTTCTTGCTTGGCTATTTTTAGTTGAAAGTGGGGATCTTATTTCACGAATAATATCATCATTAAAGTCTTTACTTTTTAATAGCTTTCTAACTCCCTGTACAGCCCTGTTTGCTTCATCCATGAAAGAATGTGACCATGATCTAAAAATACCATCTTTCATAGCTTGTATGGAATTTCGTGCCCCCTTAACTCTTAAATGAGAACCGAAGAATAATGCTTGCCATGCTTCCTTTACTGGTTTAGTTGCTAAGACCCTATCTTTTTTGAAGGGAATCTTAACTCCTCTTTGGGTAGGAGCGTTTTCAATTATATCATCCAAGCCTTTTTTAATCTGTTTCATTTTTACAATATTATTATAAGCATCAAATTTTTTCCGTAATAAAGCGTTTCTTTCTCTATATGCTAATTTGGTAATTTCATTGTCAAGAAATGCCCTTGGATCGTCCACTACACCAGAATTAATATAAGAAGCTCTTCTTGCCTCTACAATATCAACTATTTCAGCGACTTTTTCTTCTGATAATCCGGTCTTTGCTGCTACTTCTTCAATACATGTAGGCATATTACCTCGTTAAGCATTCGCCTGCTAATCTATAGGCGTTAAATGTTTCGTCAATATCAACCTCTGTACCCTTCAAGGTTAATTCGTCGTCCGCCGTTATCAAGCCTTCTTTTCTTAAATTTTCAATTTCATCAATTTGTCTAAAATGTCCTGTTTCTGCGTTTATCCCTACGTCAGCTACTTCGTTTTTAATCTGGTCAATCTCTGTTGTGAATTTTTTTGGAGCCGGATTTGGTAAGTCTGGATATTGTTTTGCCGGTGAATAGTTTGTCTCTTCAATATTTATTTTTGAACCTTCAGGTAAATCTTTGTTTAAATCAGGGGCATATCTTCTATGTTGTGCTGAAATATCTATTTGTGCATCAATATCATCGTCCACAAGTGCTTTTTCCATCATATTGCCAACCTTAAGCCTGTTCTCTTGCCTCAATGCTCTTCTTGCTGTAATCGCCCCACCCACTGCACCAAAAGTGCCTCCTATTGCCGGGGCAAACATTAAATCTAAAGCAATCTGGTTGAATGTTATATCTTCGCCCTGTTTATTTAATTCACGGGCTATGAATGGTTCTGTCAATGCTGTCCCTATAAATGCATCAACAGCTCCAATTCCTGCGCGTCTTATTATATTTGAAGATGCAACAGCGGTTTTAATACCTTTTCCAACTGCTGCGCCTTTGCCTATAATTCCGGCAAACGGTATATAATTTACCGGGTCAATTAATTGAGTTATCATTGAAGCTCCAAACCCTGCAATTGACCTGAAGCCTGTAGGAGATCTTTCTATAAGGGATTTATTGTATTGCCTTTCATCAAAAAGCCTTGCATATTCAGAAGCTTGATTTTCAGAAAAATCTTCGAACTCTATTTCTTTTCTGAAATTTTCTGATTGTTTCCATTCTTCCTTTGTAATTACAGGGTCATTCGTCTCAGATACTTTTATTGCGTTTCCAATTGCGCCTGGTGTTGTCCAATCAAAAGACTCACTAACCTTTGCACCTATAAATTCACTGAATGGCGTTTTTCTTCTTTCATAGTCGTTTGCTATTGACCGATCCGTTTCAACTCTTGATTTTGGAATTATTATCATTGGCCAACACCTGTTATTGATTTAGCAAACTCAGACGCTTTTTTTGCTTTTTCTGATAAAGATTCTTGAGTTCCAAAAAATTTAGATCGTTTTTGTTGGTTGAAAAGATCAATTCTAAGCGAAAACTCCTGAGTTGATAATAAATCAGCAGTTGCAGTTATTCTATTCCCTTCTACATCAAGAATAACGAATCCTGTTTTGTCAATTAGTTCATAGGTAGTTTTGTCTCTATTGATCCAAACGCCACCTTCTTTTATATCCCTTAATCTTTCTGCTTGGAAAAGGTCACTTGCAGATGGTAGCTGTTTTATTGATTTAGCATCTAAACTTTCCAAAAGAAAATTTAATCCGGTTGTGATTTTTTTGGGTTTGTATTCTGGTTCTATTTGAATTATCAAATGCTCATCTTCGTCGTTAACTATTTGAATACCACTAAACATCATTTCTGTTGATGCTTCAATGTTTCCATTATTAAAATCAAGAACTTTTAAAAATGTTTCGGCCATATCTCCTGTTATTTTTCCATACTGTGGCTGTTTGCCGGATAACGTATTGAGATAACCTATATAAGTGTTCTGATCTGCTGTGTAATTTTCAAGTTCATCTTTATTTTCTTTCCTGATTTCTGCAAGTGGTTCTATTTCAGCTCTTTTTAGTGGGATTAAGTCCATTATTTTCAATGCGTCCGGCTTTGATATATCTGATAAATATTGATAACTTGGTGATATATTTGTTTCTTTTGTTATAGCTCCTTGGTATTTCCCGTATTGTTTAAGTTGTTGAAGTAGTTCATATTTACTTTCAGATGTTCCTGTTTTAAACGTGTCTGTCCATTGTGCCATTGTTCTATTAGAAAGTATTCTTGCCTTTCCGTTATCTATTGTTGCGCCAAATTGAGCTTGTAGCTCTAAAGATTTATTAACCCATACTTCACCAGGGGCAACCTTACCAGCCCATTCAACCTGGTTATCATTTACAAATTTATTTGTTTCTTGCTCACCGAATCCAGCAGGGTCTTTTTCTCTAAATCTATTATTAGCTGCAATTACTTGCCTGGCCATTACTGAGACTTTTTGCCCCTCAATATCCCCAGGCTCAAGAACATTTATTCCAAATTTTTGTTCTATTATTTGAGATTGTTGTTGCTCTGACAAATACATTGTTTGTTTTATTATTTCATGTGCTTCAACGCCTGCGCTTACAAGTGAATCAAGTTCTTTTGCAGTAGTAGCTCCTTTTTCTCCGTAATTATTTCTTATATCATCCAACGCATTTGTAACTGTTTTGCTTATTTCCCCTGTTCTCATAACTTCCGCGCTGCTATTTTGAACAAATCTGCTCAATCTGTTTAAATTATGAGAATCAATGCTGCCATTTTCAGACATTGCAGATTTTATATTTCTTCTTAATTTTGGAATATTTGTATTTAACTGGTTTTTGTATGTATCGAGCCATTGCTCTGCCTCTGTGTATCTTTTTTGATCAATTAAACCAAGAACGCCTTGAGAATATAGATTTCTTGTTACAGGAACGTTTTGCGTGCCTTTATCCATCTCATCATTAATACCTAACCATAGTTGTCTCAAATCTTCGTTATCTTCTGCTATTCTATTTGGGTCAGGACTTTTAAAGGCTTCTGAGTTTAAAGAATCTTCTCGTCTTTTGTAAGAAGTATTTGCAAACTTCCTGTTTTCTGTGGCTTGGTGGTTACTTGATACCGATGTTTTTGTTCTGTAATATCTATTGTACATAGGATCAAATAATTTTAACTGTTCTTGGTTCATGTCCTTCGTGATATCAGTTCTCAACCCATCAAGGGCAATAACACTATCAGCATGGACATCTAAAGCGTTACCTTCTGTAAGCTGTAGTAATGCTGTATTTACAGGGGTATATTGATCATATAGTTCATTTATTCCATTTGTGGCTATGGTTACGTTATCTTCTTTTATCTTTTGGGCTTGTCTTCTCTGAAGTAGGTCATTCTTTCTTTCTTGTTCGGAGGAAATATCAATCAAGGCCTGTCCAACATCTGCAAAACCTCCAGAAAGTGAACGCTGACCAGCTCCTTCAATAATAGCAGATTGATCTATGCTTTGTATCTGACTTGCTGTTGATGGGCCTACCGTTCTTCTTCTTGGAATTATTAATGACATGTTAACCCTTTATAATTTTGATACTCCAAAGGCAATTCTACTTCCTCCTGACAATAGAGATGCAAAAGCTCCAGACTCTTGTGCGCTTGCAGAAGCTTCTCCGCCTGCTCTTGCTATTTCCCTGCCAGTCTCAAGTGCTGTAATCTTAGAAAGTCCTTCTCTCATTAATAGATCTGCGTCCAATGTGGCTTTTACATTATTTGACTGTAATAAATACTTTGCTGAACCTACGCCTGATTGTACCCCCGCTGATACTATCGCACCCTTTTGGCTTCCATAAAATTCATTGTAATCATCCCAAAACATATGGTCTTGTATTACAAGATTTTCTTTGGTTAATTGTATTTCATTATCAAAAGATTTAACTCTTTTTTTTGATATATCCCTTTGTTTTTTTGCCTGTTCAAGTCCGTTGAAGAAATCAAATATAGAACTACCGGCAAGTATCGACAAACCTACAATTGCTAATCCTCCTGGCATTATGTTACCTCCGCTGCAATTTGGGTTATTGTTAACGGTAATGGGCTGTCTTGAGTTATTCTTATTTTCACTTCATTTACTTCTGATGTTCCTGCTGAAGCTATAACATATCCAGTAAACAAACCCTCAGATGTATCATATGGAGTTGATGTGCTTCTCTTTGCGGTGCTGTATTTTGTCCAACCCGCTATGCCAGTATTAAGAACTGAAATGTCGGGTAATGTAGATTGATTAACTTTTACAAAAACCTTGCTTAATTTTTTCTGATCCCCGGCTTTTTCAATTTCTGACATGTCAAGTGTTTCAATTTCTGAATCATACGAAAGTCCGAATGCACATTTAACAACCAATCTACTCAAATCAAGTTGACCTCCGGCAGAGACAACTACATCGTCAAGAACCATACCATCGCCCAACGTTTCAACTGTTGCATTTGGCAACCAAGTTGCTCCTGTTATCGTATCAAAACTTTCTTGCCCTGTTCCCGATGTAAATACCTCGAAATCTGTTGTATCAATTGCAACCCCTGTTTCTGTATCTATAAGTGTAAAAGTGTTTGTGGTAACATTGGCAACCTTATAATCATTTTCATTTACTTCTGTCATCCCAAGAGTGTCGTCAGTATAAAATCTGTAGAATTCATCGTTTGATAACCCATGGGTTGAAATAGTCACAACTCCTGGACTTGCATTTGTTATTCCGGTCACTGTTTGAATAGTTGTTTCTTTAACAGATCCAGAATCAAGGTAAAAAGAATCAATGGCAGTTGTGTTAAGTTGTAAGGTTTCCATTCTTTCCACATATCTAACCTCTGACCCGTCTATAGTTCTTTTTATAACGCACCAAACCTCTGAACCATCCGGGCCAGGAAGAGTGGCGACTGATTCAAAATATCCTTGTGTTTCATGAATATGCCACCCTGCTGTGCCGTGCTGTTTATTATAAGACAATCCTAACAAATGACCATCAGACCTTATGCACCAAATTATCTGAAAAGGTGAGGTTTGTACAGCCATGTCAATTATTGTGTGATTTTCTGTTAAATGCTCTGCTAAGACAGATAAGTCAAGCTCTGTATAACCATCAGAACTAAGTGAATATGTATACTCGCTTAGAACTTTGCTAAACCTATCAAGAAATAATATTGCATTCCCCGCGCTTACAGGAGCAACGCCATTTGTCCCTATTTTTGTTTGTAAGTTTGTGGCGACACTTATTGGGCTTATAAGTTCACTATTTGCGCCAGACATGACATGCATTCCGTCCTTTGTGCCGATTATCAACCGTTCCAGAGGCACAATCCATTCCGCTGCGTTACCTGTGTTTGCAGATATAGCCCATGTAGCTGAATCTGTTGGGGACAAATAAGAAGCACCCTGAATAAAATCAAAATAATTCCCATCCCCTGCCTCAGAAAACCACAAAGTCTGTGGATATGTTTTTGTGCCTGCAAATGTTAGTTTATCGTCGAAAAAAGTACAGTCAACAGGGAATCCGTCTGTTAAATTCCATAATGCTTGTTCTTCTAAAAAGGTTGTTCCATTTCCGAGTAATGCTGTTTCATAATCAGTTGCACCAGTGGTATCAATGGAAGTTGTTAATCCTACCTCTTTATATAATTCAGCCGTAAACGGGGCTGAACTTGTTGGACTTTTAACATAGAAATCTCTATCATTTAATATAGACTCGCCTCCTGCTGCTGCTGCAAGACCTGCAACACCATCTATTCTTATTTTATCTGCTGCTAATAATTCCGGGTCTTCATCAAATGTGATTACGCACGGGTTTGCCTTGGTGGCATTTATTATGTTAACTGTTTTTACAACAGCCCTATCAAATGTTATAGCATTAATTGTCCAATCAACATCAGAGGTTCTTGTTAAAACGTATGGTTCATGATCCGGGTGTGCCAAAATCATCAAATCAGCATTTTGGCAAAATTTTATATCAAAAATTTCTGTTTCATCATATGGTGATACAATATCCACAGGAACACTGCTGTCTTGAATGACACCAGTTTCCTTATAAACCCTGATATTTTCATCACCAAATTCTAAAATATAAGCCTGTTCTTTACTGAATTCAAATTTTATCAGCCTTGCTTCTTTTGTGACATCTTCTGTTTCATTAATAAATTCAAATCCAGGTCTTTTTATTACAGGCCCATGAGCTAAAACAACCATATTTTCACAAGTTGATAAACCTTGATGGTACTTATCAAGATCTAATCTACCTGAAAGCCTTGGAGCAATTTCCCCGGCTGTGAATGATGTTTGTATTAACTTGGTCATAATCTTGAATCCGCTATTGTATTATCTTCGTTTGGATCTTCCTTGCCTTCACTTGCATCAACATCTATTACTGATTTTAGTGATAATGCATATTGCCTCTCGAAGACTGGTATTAGTTCCTCTTTTCCAGTCATTGCAAAACCAATTACGCTTGTAATTCTTGCAGCTAAAAGCATCACGAATGTAGAATCAAATAAGACAGGGTCTGTGATATCTTTTACATAAGTTATTTTGGCATTTTCGGTGTCTGTTTCAAGAGTGTTGCCAACTTTTTTAAATTGGTCTGTTTCTTCTTCAAGAGAAATAACTTTCATTGAATCTCCTGGCAATGCATATGAATACGCATAACCAAACAAAGGAGCAGAGCTTCGAAGGGCAAGCATCGCTTTTTCAAGTGCAAAATTCCAAGGGTAAAGTCTTAAAAGCTCCTGTACAAGAGTTGGATATACTGCATTACAGATAATCGAGCCTTTATCATCTTTGTCTCCAAAGGAGGTTATCGTATCGACTCCTAATTTTGCTAATGCTATATTGCATATATCTACTTCAGAAGACATAATTAATCCTTATAAATATCTTAATAGCCGTTTTTATTATTACGCAAGCTTTAAGGTCGCCCCATTAGATGCTTCACTTAAAGTAATGACATAATAATAGTCCTATTTATTTTGAGTATTCTTCCCTACTTCCATTCATATCTTTTTCATAATGATAATCAACAAATTTAACAAGAACATCACCTGATACAACATTATCGTCCCTATAAAATATCATATCTAAATTAGCACTAATTGTTTCATTTAATGGTGCGCTTATATCAGGGAATGGGATTATTTGTATAATAGAGCCTGAAACATACGTGTAGACAAGTGATTCTCCGCTTGTGTCAATGGTCGTAAAGTTTGGTATAGATTGGCCATTTTTATAAAGTCTATAATCAATTTTAAAAATAGGTATGTCGGATGAATCTTGAACAAAGTGGACATGCATCTTTATAGCCATGTCAAGTTTTTTTTCGTGTGACATTTGGTCATTCACATAAACTTTTTCAGATGCATCATTTTGCGGAAATAATAAGCCTACATTCGTCAAATCAAAATCAGGTTTTGAAAGCGCACCAAGCCGTGTTGATGTCATTGGAAAGCTTTTATCGTTCCAGACTGTAGCGTCACCGTATGAAACAATGGTTCCATCTTCTTCAATATGGGTATAGTCTCCCGACTTAACAGATCCAACTTTTAACCATTTAAAAATATAGCTTCTTAAAATAGAATCAATCATAGTTAATCCTTCTTAAACACCAATGTGATTATTCTTGCAGAACCTTCAGTACTACCAGAAACGACCTTTATATAATCAAAACTTAAAAAATCTGTAGGTAATATTCCGTAGGCTCCGTCCACCGCAACTGTTATAGCCACAGGGTCACCATCAGGCTTCTTATAATCTAAAAAAACTTGATCTTCAAAAGAAACTTGAAATGTAAATTCAGTACCAGTAAGCGCAGCCGGAGTTCTAATGCCAATCAAAGAACCTCCATCTTGATATGCCGCAGTGCTGACCGTCTCACTATTGGCTATTATAACTGTTTTTACAAACTGTGCCATTTAGTTTACCTCCGAACCCCTCCTAAGAGGGGCTGTTTAGTTATTTAGCTGCATTAGCGTTATGCTTTGTAAGTTCAGACCTTGCTTTTTCAAGGCTCATGTCGGAAGAGGGAGTTAGCCCAAACGATGTCAAAGCAAGAAGCATAGCTTGTCTTTCTTCTTCATCCTTTGATACATCTGGTTCTTTTTCAACACTAACCCAACATAAAGTCTTTGATTTTTCCGGAGGATTTTTAAAAAATCTCCTGTTACCTTTAAAATATCTCCGGTTATCTTTGAAGCATTTATTTACACAAACATACTCAACGAGTGGCTTCTTTTTTTCTAATTCTGCCAAATCATTTTCAAGTTTCTCTCTTGCATCTTTATCGGCTTGAATTTTTTCATCTTCTTTTATTTTTTCAAGCCTTTTTTTTTCAGCATCAAGAGAAATTTTTTCAAGCCGTTCTTCTTCTCTCAACTTTTCAGCCTCAAACTCTTTCCTTTCAGCATCAAGTTTTTTTCTATCTTCTTCAAGAAGATCTTTAGTTTTTTTATTGACAGCATCAACTTTAAGCTGCTTATCTTTTTGGCCTTCCATTATTTATCTCCTTAAGGTGTTTGGGTTCCAAGTGTTAACCCTGATGTAATGGCCCCTGCGGTCATAGTGGTTGTCCCTATCGTATAGACAAGTTTGATATATTGCCTTACATCAGGGGGTAATTTGATCCTTAAAAGTTCAAATCCAGCCACAAGCGACGCTACTGCAACATCTGCACCAAGAGGTATATTATCAACTGCCGCAAAACTTGAATCATCAGCAGAATCATGTACGTCTACCGACAAAGTGGCTGAACCATCAGACGTGAACTCAGTTGTCACTAATGAATGAATCCACATTGCTCCACGCTCTCCGTAATCTGTGCTTTCTCCTAAATTAAGAACCGTATCTGAATCATGAGCGGCAGCGGTTGTTTCTTCCTGCCCATCTGAAAACATTAATTTTTTATCCCACATATTTAATTCTCCCTTATGTTAATGCTGATTCTGTATTTAAAATTTGATCAACCATTCTTACAGGATGCCCGTCAAAGAACATAACCTTTCTTCCTGATAATGCTTCATCTGGTGACCATATAAGGTTAGATTTGTCTTTTAAGACAATTCTCATCTGTGATTTAATGGTCTGGTTGGTATAAATTACCTTTGGCCCCGCAGGCATAATGTCAAGCAATCTGATAAGCGGATCTTCATCAAATATATTTGATGTTCCTGAAGTCTCAATGTTTGCAATTCGACCGATCGTACGGTCGTCTTTAACACAAAGCCCGGCTTTAATAGTGAAGATGTCAACATATGCTTCATACTCTTTGCCATCTGCATCTTCTACGGTTTGTTGATTTCTATCCATATGTTCTATACCAAGATTAGCAACTCCTGAACGCGGGTAACACATAAAGGTTTTATTTTCTTCCCACATTACAACATAAATAGATGAAAGATCATCACCAGTACCACTATTTCCAAGAACATAAGTTCCAAGAGAACTTAACCGGGGAGCTAATCCTGTGAATTCCAGTGGAGTAACAGAAGCATTACCATAAATCATTGTTTCTGCAAAATTCTGACCTAGCCCCTCTATAAATGGCCTTGCTTCAGTATTCCTTGCTGCATCTGGGTCTGGTGCTGCATCAATGAGTTCAATATCATTCGCTGATCTTGCCTGAAGAATACCAATTTTTTCATTTACGGTAATTGTTTTAGATACTTCCCTGTCAACACCTTGGTTGATGCCCCTCCATGTTCCAGTTGGCTGTGAAAGTCGTCTTGTAATTCTGTTCGTATATGTATCATTTGCCGCCAAAAAAACCGGATCAACAAGAATCTCATTTGTCTCATCCAGAACTTCAGCGATCATTGATGTATTCCCATTTGGGTCAATCCTGTTTGCCAATTCTGCTAATGTTAATCCTGATGGGCTTACTGTCGCCATTTTTTATTTCTCCTATTTTTTAAAACTTAATTGTCTTCTTCCGTTGTGCATTTTGGGGCCGCCTTTTGCGGGCACTCCTGAAACGAAAGCATCTTCTCTGACTGATTGGTGTAACACATGGAAGAGTTTAATAACTGCAGGATTATCAGCTAATGATTTGCCGTTTTCACCTTTTTTTGTTATCATTTCTTTCATTTCTGGTGGGAGCAAGTTAACCACAGCCCCGGCATTTTTAACATTTGTTTCAAAGTCTTTGCCCCACTCTTTTTTAAGGGCTTCAACAACCTTTGCCTTGTCGGCTGCAACATTTTCTAAGGCTTTTTTCTGGCCTAATTTTCCGGCTGAAAAAGTTTCCTCGACTAACCCTTTGTATTGTGAATTGGTTAATCCAATCTTATGTGCTATAGCCTTAATCTGTGAGACATCTTCTTTTCCTTCATAGGCGTTGTAACCTTCAAGAGACATTGGGGTTCTTGTTTTATCCAATAGACCAATATACTCTTTTGCAACTTCGTTTACGTCTCTGCCCGTAAAATGACCTCTGTGTTCTTCTGACAAACCAGAAGTCCAATGTGTTACCCGTGGTTGTGCTTCGTTTCCCGATGCGTTAGTGTTATTTTGTGCATTCGAGTTATTTTCATCTTCCATTATTCTATATTCCTCTCAATTAAAGATTTAATTTCATCATAATCTATATCGTATTGCTTTGAAGCATTTTTTATATGTTCATCCATCTTATTTTCAAAAAGATCGTCAAGCCCTTTTTCATATACTTCTTGTCGGTTGTTGAATGTTCCATGATTAATCATTTCCTGGATATACAGACCAATATCCTGTTTTCCGCAGTTGTAAAAAGTTCTTGAGTTCCCGGTAAAAATTGAGCTTCTGACTGAACAAAGTTCCAAAAGTTTATTTAAAACTAATTTACCTTCTTCACTGCCAAGAAAAACCTTCTTAAATGCCAATGATTCATTTCTTGCATCACGTGCAACTTCTTTGTGATGCTTTTTTAATTCCGGTGAAATCTGGTTAATTAAATCAGTGAAATTCTTGTCAAAATCATTATCCAATTGTTGCCTCCTCTATTGCCCCGAGGTTTTCAGCATCAATATTTCCTAATTGTTCTGCTTGATTTAAACCTTGCTGTGCCTCTGCTTGTTTTTTTGCTTCTGCCTGTGCTTCTGCTCGTTGTTGTCTTATTGCTGAAACAGCTTCGTCTGAATTAACAGCGCCCGGTGGAACAGATTTCATATCAGCGTAAAGGTCAATTGTCTCATCTGTATTAACTTTGTCTATTGCGCTTGGGTCAAATTTAGAAACTTCAGCAACAAAGCCTAAATATTCAAATAAGCCCTGCGCTCCAATTGCTCTCTGAGCTTGGGCAAGGGTTGAAATAAATTCAAATTCTGCACTTACCCCTTCAAGCTCTTCCGGTGGAGGGGGAATTATTCCATTTCTTAAAAGCATATTAAACGTTCTTTCCAAAACTGGCTGTAAAAATTGCTTCATTTGTCTTCCGATCATCGGGCCAACAAGTAATCTTTTTTCTTCTTTTAAAATTCCAACTTCAAACGCTGTTTTTTCAACTGCTTGATCTAATGTTTGAAACAAGTGGTTAAAGAATCCTGTGTGTAACTGTGAGTGTATCAGAGCAACTCTTTGCCTCATTTCACCCAAGTCAGGCTTTATTAATACAACAGGTTTTATAATATCATCTGCAATTAAGTTATTTGATGTAACGACAACTCCCGGAATATTTATATTTTTAAGCTCTCCTTTTAACCCTGATGGCGCAATCAAGGGAGGGTCTATCATCTTTTGATTTGCTTTCATCAACATCTTTGTATTTTGCTGTAATTCTTTTATGTGTCCAAGATATTCCTCACCAAGGCCATATCCGTAAACATTTGCTGCGTTTTCGTAAAGAGTAGGTGCTGCAATGGGGTTTTCTCTAAAACCTGAAATGCTTAACATTGTTTCACCGTCAAACATCATGTAAGCATGTGTAAATAACATGCTTAAATTATCTATCTTATTCGGGTCTTGTTCTGAGTTTGGTTCTATAACTCTTAAGACAGTGAAGTACTGGTTGTCGGTTGCATTTTCTACATCGTTGGGAATATTGTTTGGGAACTTTTCCCTTATCTGCCTTGCTGTCATTTCAATTTTTGAATAGTGAGTATCAACGATATCTTTATCATTTTTTGACATTCTGTAAGTGCCATATGTTTGCACTTTAAAAACGGGTAATCCTGTATCGGGGTCTTCATCTGTAATTAAATTTCCAGTACCAAAACCACCCTCTTCTTCATAAACTATGTGAGAGCTTGTATAAAAATTTGTTGTTTGAAAAACGCCGTACATTATTTCTTCTACTAACGGGGCCCATTGTTTTCCGGCTGCGCTTTCTCTTGCTTGCGGATTTGTTAATCTAAACTTAAACCATGGCCTTGCAGGGCTTGACAATCCAGCCTGAATTCCGGCTGAATAGTTTTTTAGTGCCTGACTTCCTGCAGGGTCTAATATCTTAAGACCTTTTCTATCCCCCTGGTTCGGCTGATCACCTTCAAAAACTCCTCTCCATGGAATTAAGTAATCACGGATAGTTTCACCCTTAGCCGCCCATTCTGCAAAAGCATCATTAAGCTCTTTGTATGTTTCTTTATATCTTTTTGCTCTTTCTTCTGGTTTTTCAAACGGCATAAGTTATCCTAATAAACTTCTTCCAGTTGAGGTTTCACCTTCTTCAAATAATAGCCCGGCTTGTCTTGATAATAACCCTTGCATTCTTGCTCTTAATTGTTTTAACCTTTCTATGTCAAAGCCGAACCTTGATGCTATATCTGCAAGGTCGTCGTCGGTTGTTTGTTCATTTATAAAAGGGACAGCTTCAAGTAGATTCTCAAAACCCTCTTCAATTAATGTATCTATTATTGCATCATCGCCCGCTAATAATGCAGTTCCTGCTCCTGAAACAGCAGGTATAATATCCTCACCTTCTCCGCCTGGTGAAAGTGTACTTACAAATGCCTCTAATCCTTGAAAATCTTCTGTCAATGATTCTGATGTTTCGCCACCAAATAATAAATCGGTTGCCCCTGATAACGTACCTTGAAGACCTTCTATTCCAGAAACACCTCCCGTAGATGGGATATTTCCTATTTGTTCCGAGCCTGTAATTACTGTTTCTAATAAATTAGTTGGGTCTATTTCTGTGGCTTTTTCTGATAAAACATCAAAAACTTCTGAAGAACCTTCTAAAAATCCTAATGGGTCTATTGTAAGGTCTAAATCATCTCCTAAATTAATTCCTGAAATATCCTGGGAAACATCACCTACATCAGTGATAAAATCTGAAAAATCTGTTATGTCAGCTTCTAAGAATGCCTCTGTGCCAAACTCCTGTAAGTCACTAAAGGCCGTTGATGCTGTTTGTCCTATATTGAGGAAATCAAAGACTCCATCGTCCTCTTGTACAACAGCACTTCCAATAGGTTCTAATTTCTCAAGAACTGTACTTGCAACATCAAGACCTGGTGTTTCCTGAAAAATATCTGTTAAATCATCAGATACTTGTTCAGTTGCTGAGTCTTGCGCTGCGCCAACAACAGGCAGTAACTCTTGTATAGCTTCTAATGCATCCAAAGAATCCTCTTCACCTGTAGTTAATTGAATAGTTGTTTCTAATAAGTCCTTAGCCAATTTACCCATTACAAATCCCTCCCACTAATCATCAAAATAACTGGTTTATTAAACCCAAATTTTGTTATAAAAGATTCAAATTTATCATCGGGATACCGTTTTCTGCATATTAGATTTTTTAAACCCATAGACCTCAAATCATTTTTTATGATTTCCCAATCTTTTTGAGTTTCTATTTTTGTTTCTTTATCCCATCTTGTAATTAAGCAATGTATGACCCCAAGGGTTCCTGTTAATTCTACATTAAGTAATCCATATGATTCCCCGCTTATGCTTAATTCATAAGCGACTATATCTCGTTTGCAATCCTTTAAGGTGTCAACAACTCTGTCTGTTTTTTTTATCATCCTGTGTACTCCAATGGGTCATAGTCTTGAGTTGTCATTATTTCGTCTCTTATTATACTATCTGTTGTGTATTCTGGGAAAAATGTTCTGAATTCTGCGTGCTTTATCCTTGCAATGCAATCCAGCATATCATCATGGTGAGCAACTGGAAAAGAAAGATATTCATCATCAATAAATTCCTGCACAAAATCATAAGTGCTTCCGTCGATACGAAGTTTCATTAATGTGTGAGGTAAATAAAATCTTCCAGTTTGGAATGTTGGCACTAAAAGCTTTATTCTATCATTCTTTGGCATATTTCCAGCCACAGAGGTTATTGTGAATCTATAGTTTTGCAACTCTTGAATTTCATTAATATGTTCAATGTCTGAATCTTTCCCATATTTTTCATAACCTACACCTAAAAGCCTTTTATTTATATTATATTTTCTATGGAACCGCATAAGATGATCTGTTCTTTCGGTTAAATTCAGCCTATCCCTGATACCATCAACAAGGTAATAGTTATTATCTGGGCCTAAGCCTATAATAACCATGACAGTATAGTCATTTTCCTTTTTCTTCTCACTCGCCGGATCACAAAGCAAATAAAGATTTAAATTATCCCAGTTTTTAAGTGTATATCTTGTATTTTTTATCCATTCCTCTCTAAAGCCTTGGGACTTGTCGGCCACAGGATTTTGAAGAATCTGACAAGAAAAAATATAGGGCCCCATGGTTCTTCGTTTCTTATCCCATGTTTTTTGATCCCACATTAAAGGTTTTCCATCAACTGTTCCATCGTCGGAGCCAGCGTATACTCTTGTTATTGCTGCTTTTCTTTTTATTAAAGTAAAATATGTATCATTGGCGTGATATCTTGTCGCTGCATATCTCTCTATATCTTTTTCTCCGGGATATGCAGCTATTGGGGCTTGACTTCCAAGGTTTAAACTTTGCTCCCATTGGTCAATACTCTTTTTTATCATATCAGGGTTTGAAACGTGCTTTTCTGTTATGATATCGTCATACATTCTAATATTGAAATGATAACTTGTAGGCAGTCCTTCCATAAAACCCCATGCGCTTACTGTGGCTTCTTTTTGAATGCCAACCCTCTTAACAACTATTCCACGGTCAAGTGACCATTTTGGGCTTTCTGTAGATGGATTTTCATAAAGTATTTCAGGGAAAAGTATTTTAAGGAGTGTGTTCTCTTGAAGGGTTTCTTTTATCTGTGATAAAAAATTTTTTGCAATTCCAGAAGTAAAAGAAAAAATACCAATTGTTATTTCTGGGTCTCTTAAGATATCTTGGATTGTTAAGGTGTATGTAATTATTGTACTTTTGAAATGCTCCCTACTCCACAAATCTAAATAGCCGTTTGGATTTTCCTTGACTTCACGACACCGGGCAAAAACAAAATCATTATTTGCAAATGAAACGCCCAAAATATTTGTCAGTAAGAAAAACAAATCAGACTTACAGAATTTAACCATGTTTGGGAAATCTTTTTTTGCTAAGATATCTTTATAAATATCGTTGCATTGTTCCCGGGTTAATTTATGTAAACTCTTTAGTTCTTCGGGTGTCATTTTTACTCCATAAAAAAAGCCTGTTAATCTCAAGATGCACATTCGCTTGGAACGAGTACCTAATTAAGATTTAACAGGCTTGATTTTTTCAATACCTTTTAAAAATGAACTATTTTTCTATCTCTATTGACTTATACTCTTCAATATGAACTATATTGCCATTCTGAAAACGAATAGTCAACCTTCCGTGGAATTTTTTTTTGATTAGTTCAAAAACTATGGCTAAGATTTGTTTCATTTTCCCTATCCCTCATCTGCATTTTCAACAAATTCAAGGATTATTGTTGCCAATTCTTTTTTGCTAAAAAGTAAAAGCTCTGACATCATTTCTAAATATGTTTTTTTATTCCTGGGTTCATCCCAAAAAGATTCATAATCTATATTCTTATCTTTGCTCTCTAATCTTATTGACCCACCAGAGTAGCCAGCATCTATTATTAACTTTTTATTTTTACAGGTTGCCTCTAACATTGCACACATTTTTTCCCTTAGAAAATTTTAAATTTTTAGTGAGCCGGTTTATGTTTATTCGTTTTTAATCTTTAATGGGATGCCTCGATAAAAGAATGTTCCGTTTTCAGGTGCTTTAATATCCTTTTGTTCATATGTTTTTGGCTCAAGATTTCTATCTTCGAATTCTTTTGTTAACAAAGACAATTCTCTTTTAGATATTTCTATGCAGTCTATAACTTTTGCTCCTGTGCCAATAAAAATCATAGAATCTAATTCTTCCATTACTGTTTTATCTCTGTATATTGCTTTCATAAATCTCCAGGAAGAATAAAATATTTGGCGGTAGGTATAGGATTCGAACCTATAGTGCTTTTAAACACGATTGTTTAGCAAACAATTCCAATACCATTATGGGAACCTACCTCATAGTGTCAGCCAACACAGCCATGGCAGACGGCAAAAAAATAACTGTGTTGACTCTATCTATACAATTTTTATTACGCATGAAAATATTAAATTTTCAACGTGCCGTCTCTCCCCATTTTTATATTACATTATTTTGGGGGAATATCAAGGAATAGAAAAGCCTTTTGGAAATTAAATAGGGGTGGGAGTTGGGTTACATATATAAACAAAAACCCTGTGAGGGGGCACATGGGGGTCTTTAAACTCGCTAACTATTAATGACTTTTTGCTAAAATCTATGATATATTTCCATAAAGATAAGTATCTGTAATCATTGAAGGTGGTCACAAATTTCTCGGGGTTTATACTTTCCATCACCGCGAAATAAAAGAATGTTAAGTATCTAATATGAATTGATAGTTACAATTACCCCGGGATTTAATAAAATGATATGTAATAATAGCCCAATATATGTATATTGGGCTATTATTGAAGAGTCAAGTATATCAATAGACTCAAGACGCAGAACCAGGAACGTGTTAAGTAACTGGTTATAATTGTTGGGGATTGTTATTCTGTGATTTTCTTTTGATCCGGTGTGATATCTATTACATCTTGTTCGGGTTTATCGTTAGATAGTTTCTTAATGAGGCTATCAACGGTTTCGCAGGCCTGTTCTTTCGGGTCAAAAGCCTTGACTTCGTTGATTGTTTTGTTTACTTCGATGTAATTATGGTTACATTTGAGGGCAAATATTGCGCCTGTTGGATTGTTTTGTGTAATCGCACGGTTTAGTAAGGAATCCTCGCAAAGTAGCTTCAGCCTTTTAGTCGGTCGGTATAAATCGTGTGTTTTGTTAACCATCCAATTTGTCAAAGTGTCCTTGTCCATTCCGGCAAAACAAGCAAACCCCACCATTGTAAGTGGTTTTCCTACTTCCTCGCATTTAGAAATATAATCGTCAATGTGTAAATCTAAAATATCTGGGTGATTATATAATCTAGGCGCTCCTCTTTTTACGATAGGAATTGTTTTGGGCTTATCATCTTTTTTTATCTTAGGTTTTGGCATCAAGTATTTCCCTATCTTTTATCAATTTTTCTTTCAGCTCCAAATACCGGCCGTTTTTTAGAGGAACTTGTCTTGTGATTATAACAACGTCATTTGTTGACGCCTTGAATTCAGTTTTATTTATTGCATCATTATGTAGTTTATTCCAAATCCTAATAGCTCCATCCTTATTCTCTTTTGTTACTTCGATACCGCATGTTTCACAAACTATATCCCATTCAACTGAAAATGTGAGTGTGATTTCATGAATAGCAGGTATATCTCCACATAATTTACATTGTTTAGGCTTTGCCATCCCCAAACTCCCTGCTTAAAATAGTCATAATATCTATAGCTTTACGATTACCACACTTGTCTATTTCTACGAAGCCCATTCCTACACCATTGTTTTTTTTTGATTCTGGAAATGGATTTGAGGAGTTTATTCTATTTTCTATTTCTCTTGCTTCCTGTGATAATTTAATATTAATAAATGGTTTCTTTTTAGTTTTAGTCATTCACGTTCTCCGCAAGGGATTATTTCTATTCCAACTCAGTTTTTAACGGTTTTTCAGGGCCATCTTTCTTGAAAATATAAATATTAACAACGGATTTTCTGATATCTATTTTGCAATTACAATCTTGAGTTATTGTTTTGATGGGCTGCTTTACGGTTTTTATTTCTTTTTGGCATGATAAAAAAATCGGAATGAATATTATTAATATAATAAGTTTTTTCATAAATAAAAAACCCCTGGATTATTGTTTATATAGTTATTTTACAGAAATAAACTATATAAGTCAAGTAAATCCAAGGGTATTTTAAACTATATAACTGTCATTATTAATTACATTTATTTTGTTGAGTCTATAGCTTCCATTATTGCATATGGATAATCATATCCAACGTGTCTCATCGCAGTTATTGTGAAGCTTAAAGACCCTTGATCGTACTTGCCGAAATCCTTTATCGCACTCCCTAAATAATTTTTTATATTAATATCCGATTTTAAAGATCTATAAAAATGAGCCCAATATTCTTCAAGATATTGCTCAATTTCTTCTGTCCTTGATTTCATTATCTTCCAATCTCCTTTTTATTTTAACCCGATGCATACTTATAATTTATTTATAACTATTATGATGATCACAAAAGTTCAAAAACTCCTGGATTTGCTCGTCCTTCTCCCTGCAATTAACATTATATAATCCTATGATAGATTTAACTTCCTCAACAAAAACTTCGAAATCAAAATTTTTAAATCCTGTAACATACACGACCTCGTCTTCTGCTTCTGTATAATCACGGCTGTCTACAGATAATATTTCCATTTTTCCGCCTAATATTCTTAGATAACATTCACGATTCGTCCATTCGTGATAGTTATAATCGCTCACGGGCTTGTTATTGTCGTGATTATACAGTCCATTAAATGTATTTGATGTCAACTGCTCGACATCGTCTGCAAAGTCAAAGCTATTCATTAGTTTTTCAGCTTGCTTTAATCCTTTTTGAGTTGTGGTTTTTCTCTCTGCTAATTTCATCATTTTTCAATCTCCTTAAATTTATTATTTATACATGCTTTTATTCGGTTAAAACGAATATCCTAACTTAAGTCTAAATCGCTTGTTTTAATAGCAGTAAATTGCCATTGCCCAAGCCTAACCCTTTCGATCAGACCTTTCTTAATTAAGCTTTGAAGAGCGTTGTATTCTCTATCACCGACATAGTCAGTTACCATATTTCTTCGTATTCTTTCGACTGTCCTTGTTTCAGTTTTATTTAATTTGTAATTATTAATTATTTCACTTGCTTTTTTAGAAATTCGCCCTTTAAGAATTTCGTTATTTTCTTTTCTTCTTCTATATGTTTCTGTTTTATTATATTCCACGTCAATCTCCTTTTATTTAGTAGCTCTAAGCCCTGCTTTTATTAAATATCTAACCTGGGCCACAAAGTTTCTATCGTCTCTTTTAGCCCTAATTATTATCTTCGTTTCAAGACTCTTCGGCATCAACACGGACTTTTTTATTTCTTTTTCTTTTTCTTTTTCTTTTTTCATTTTACCCCTTTATATATTTAAGTTTAATTTTATTCTAATATTTCAATAGCTTCAATAAGCGCTGCATATTTATTTTCATGGAATATCCCTGTTAATATTTTTGGAGGGCCTATAGCATCAACACCAGAATTAATAAAAGTTAAATACTTGCCTTCCATGGGGAAATACGTACATGATGCAGTTTTATCTGCTTTTTTCATTCTATCTATTAAATCTTTAGTTTTTTCAGAATAATAATACATATAGTCCCCCTTTTATAAAACCCTCTCAAAAGTTTCTTTATTAAAAAAAGAACTGTCTTGTAAATTAAACTTAACCGGTCTTTTTCTATGAAGTTCCCAAACTTGCTGACCTTCGTATGTAGAAGAACAGCATCCATAATTACTCATAGTGTCACCAAAAAACTTCATACTGGATCTTTCGAAAAAGTGACCGCCTACCTTTGTTTCATAATTGTATTTTAAATTAGATGGTGTCATTATTGTTTCTCCTTATTTAATTATTAAATAAATCATTATACATATTGTCAATTGCTTCTTTCCTGGCTTCGGGTGTCCAGCTCGTGAAATCATAATCAATATTTTTAATTATACTGTTTGCTATTTTATTTTTTATGATTTGTTTTTTTGTTAGTTGTTTTTTCATGCCGTCCCCTTTGTTGTTAGATTTAAATTCATATTCTCAAATAAATATTATTCTGTCAACACTTTTTATTCTTTTTTATTTAAACATGTTCTTAAATATTCTTAGATATAGAGTTGATAAGGGTTTGAGGAGATAATTTTTATTGTATTTTATTTTCTCTTAAAGTATATATAGGTAGCTGTATTTTAAAGGAATTATTGAGATTTTAAGATAAAAAGTAGATTATTTAAGTGGTAGTTTTACAGCAGTAGACAAGGTTTTTGACATATCAGAAACCTTGTCAACTTTTTTGAGGTTTGGGGTTTCATTTTTAGAAATACATATTCCCATAATTTTCTCAAGATCATTTAAATATTCAAAATAATCTTTATCCGGCTTATTCATTGTTTTCCAGTTCATCAAGAGCCTCATTTTGTATATCTATTGATTCTTTTGTAACTCTTTTACAGGTTCTATTTTCGAAATATCTTCTGTACCAATTTTGATATCTCCAATCACCTTTATGTTGTTTGTAACCTTTTTTAGCTTTCATATTAAATAACCTATAGCCATCTAATTCTATTCAAAAATTCAAATCCTTGAAAAACTCCTCTATATTGTCATGGAGTCTTTTTGTTATTTTATATATTGTTTCTTTTATGTTCACTTTTCATGCTTAAAAAAGCTCTGTCCGACCGGGTGTATATTTTCGAACAGAGCTTGATTTTATATCATATTTTATCTGGTATTTCTATTTATATGTTGTCACACATTCTGTTGCTACAAGTTGCCCGAATGTAATTATAAGCAATTCCCTGGAATAATCTTTTCACCGTGTCCGGTTTATTTTTTAGCTTTCTGCGGTGAGTTAAATTTAAATTTGCAGGGTCTTTGTTTTTCTTTAATACTAATAACCTTGATGGGTCTTTATTCTTTTTGACTTTTGAAATGTCTTCAACAAAGAAGACGGCCCTTGCCACGCAAAGCATGAATAATGTGAATAAGAAAATAAATATATTCATAAAACTCCTTTCAATATACCTGATAAATTATTATATTTTATATCAAGCCGGTTAATATTTAAATGTTCTGGAAAAAATTAAGAATTTTAATAATCTTGCTTTGGTAGGGTATTACATTGTTGGGAATAGCTCCCAGGAAAACTTCAAATGCTGAAAGTACCGCAGGAATAAGGAAAAATAATTCCATCTTTAAATCCTTTCTTTTGATTAATTAATCTGTGGCGTATACCTCTTTACTTTGCCAACAGTTCGGGTCATTGTCAGGGCATTTCTTGATTACAACTAAGTTCATAATGGAGTTCTTAAGGGCTGACATATCATTAGATAACGATTCCATCCCCTGAGCATGCCTTGAAATATCAACCTTAAGGCTCTTCATTTCTTCTCTTAGACCTGTGACGTGTATTTTATTTTCAAGTACTGTATATGGCTGCATGAAGAGAAATAAAACCGATACAACTGTGATTCCGAATGTTACAGAGGTTATAATTATTTTCCAAAAGTTTGACAATAGATCACCTTGAAATGTTAAAACCGGGCCAGGATAACACCAACCCGGTTAAAGGAAATAAGCAATGAAAAAACAATTTTTGGAGCATTGTGATATATTACTATTATTTTTTACTTTTTGTCAATAAAATATAATTTCCCATTTTATAAAAAATACTTCCGGGAGCTTAAAAATATAAACATAACAATTTCAACAACTTGGAAAATAAATACAAATAAACTTATCTTTTATCATTTGTTTGTTTGACAAACAGATAAATATATGAGAATATGTACTTGAAGCTAACGAAAAACAAAAAGGAAAATAAATAAAATGATAAACACAAAATTAGCAAAAAAAGTATTAACAAAACAAGAACAAAAGCATTTAACTGAATGTGGAATAAAAAATATGGCGGGGTTGCACAGGCAAGTAAGATTAATGAAACAACAATCTACTGGAGGGATACCTTGTTTTGATTGTAAACATATATCTGTAAAATTAGGGGTGTGGGTATGAAAAACGCATATTTTGACATCAGGTGTCCGGGAAGTTAAAACAGCTTATAATTTAGTTAAAAAAGGGGAAATACCATGGATTTTAAATACAAATACAAAAATGTAAAATTGACCATCTTGGATCTATTAAAAAACGGAATTCCGTTCACGATATCGAAAACAACTATCTCGACATGGAACTCTAAAAACACAAAAATAATAGCTGTGTATTATCGCAAAGATAATTCTCTGCATACCGGGAAAGCTATCCCTGAAAAAACACTGAAAAAATACATAATAACACCTGGGGAAAAAATCAGGAGGGAAGGTATTTCCAAAAATAATACTGGCAATAAAAACGCCAGGCAAGGAAAAGAAAATAAAAATAAAACATTCGCAGGCATTAGGGTGGATCAAGAAAAATTAGAGATTTTAATAAAAAATTATGAGCTATCTGGAGCGAACTGTCAAAGCTCATTCTTGATTGATTTAGGTTTAAAGGCAGATGTTATTTTTTAATTTATTTTAATTATTATAGTTATTTTCTATTTGTTTGCTTGACAAACAGATAAATATAAGTTATTATATATTTAAAGGGTAAGAAAAAAACAAACAAAGGAAAATAAAATGGAAAAAACAAACGTAGAAATAAAAAATGAAAATATCAAAATGACAAAAATTCAAGAAAATATGTTGGGAAACATAATAAGAATAAAATCCTTAAATATTGATGCATATAAGGTAAATGGAAAAATAATTATTGAGGCTTCTTTTTTTACATGCTGCGATGAAAAAGCTAATAAATCAACTATAATGGCAATGTACAAAAAAGGTATTATTGATTTTCCAATTAATGATTTAGATGAAGAACCACCAGTAGAAGAAATAGAAACACTAAATAAAAGAATTAGAAATATAAATTGTAAAATTGCAAATTCAAAATTAGAAAAATTTAAAATGAATTCATTTGAAAAAAATGTAAGAACAGCAATCAAAGAAGCTCCTCCAGAAAATGTTTTGGTAATAGTTAATCTTGAAAAATATACTTATAGGCATATAGATAGAATAAAGAAAGATAATTTGCTTCCAATGCCTGGATTTAGCGGAGCATTTTTTAAATAAAAATAAAGGGGGATGAAAATCCCCCACCAAATAAGGAATTAAATAAAATGAAAACAATTCACACAACAAAAGCAAAAAATAATGCAGAAACAGAAAGCATGTTATTAACTCTTATTAATAGAGCAGACATAAAAGAAAATAGAAAAATAAGAGCAAGAAAAAAGCTTGAAAAATATTATTCTGAAAGAATTCTTCAAGGCGTATGGGTTGCTATAGGAAATACATATAATAAAAAAGAAGAACTTAAGAAAGATGGATTTATTTATTGCAGCGGCTCCCAGATATGGTATTCAAGAGAGAGGAAAGTCAGCTCTATTGAGGGAGTTGAAATGATTAAGGGTTAAGGATCAGGAAATAACAAATAAAAAAAAGACCGGAATCAAACCCGGTCTTTTTTTATGGAAATTTGAAAAAATAAAATGAAGTATTCAAGTGGAATTTATTAACTTAATCATTAATCATCTAAGTTGTCAACTTTTTTTTTGCACCAGTTGCCCCCAGATAAACATCTGCCGAAATTGATGATAAAACCTTCACCTTTGCGTCTTCATACCCAATACGAAATGGATTATTCTTAATAATCATATTTATTGCAGTATTAAGCTTATCTGATTCCTTAATAATACCGATCGCAGCAGCTTCCTCTGCGTAATTGATAGCCTCAATTCCAAGCCTGTTTAATTTCATCTCCGCAGCCTCGGAAACCATGATTTTTGTTTTTTCTTCAAAATATTTCAATCCTGATTTTATAATTATTGGAACCGCAATGGTTGCAACGCCGGTAAAAATACTGAATAAAATAGATCCTACCATGGTTAAAATTTCAATCATTTTTTTCTCCTTTTTTTAAATTAACAATCAATTATTGTAACTTTTAATTCGTCTATATTTTCGGTCAAACCCATGAACCGAGCGCATGTTGCCTTTGTGTGTGTCACCCCCCTTTCTCCCTTAAAATCTCCATATGGAGTTCTTCCTATCCCCACACACCCTTTAAAATTTCTTTTAGAGTTTCCTTTATGATTTATTATTATCCAAGTCCTATCAGGAACATTTTGAAGAACCCAGCACAATCCATGGCTTGTGGATCTGACTTTTCTTGCCAAATATTCGCCAGGAAGAACTCTTGATTTAAATGGAATATTATATTGGTCAGGGCATTCGATTGAAAATCCGATAAATTCATTATCAAGAAACTGCACACCTCTGTTTCCCTGAGTTTTTGAATGTTCAAATCTGTAAATTTTTAAATGCATTACACCATTCCCCTCTCAATCCTTTGTTTTGTATTTAATCCTGTGAATAATATTATTTCTCTTATAGTTTTACGCTGGAATTTTTTCTCGTCTAAAGTCAAAGGCTTTTCTTCTTTTTTTTTAACCTTTTTTGCAGCGTCGCTCACTTTTCTTTCAACCTCCTTTTTTTTATTTTTTTTCTCTTTTGGGGTCATTAATTTTAAATTGTTATATTTTATATCTCTTTTATTCCCATCAATAATTTTTACTCTATTGACGGGGTAAGCACCTGTAACGTAATAGACTGCAAGCATGTGTAAGCCGTATTCTTTACCTTTAATTAAACATTTCAAATAACCTTGCGAGCTTATATGATGTTTTATTTCTCCCCCTGCTTTTACTAATATCTTTTTATAATTGTATGACATTTTATCTTTTTTATATGTGAATTTTCCTGACTTTTTGCAATAATCGCAGTAGTTCAACAGTTCTGAGTGACTTATTATGTTTTTTTTCATCATATATTTTCCAAGTATTCAATTAAAACTTTCAATGCAGCCTCATGACCCTTACAAATAACAGCCTTGCGCCCCTGATCTGCCAGGAATTGAAGAAAATCTTTTTGCTCTTTACTAGCAACGCCTCCTTTTACACGTTTTAATTCTATGTGTAGCCCGGAATAATATTTGTTTT